CATAACGGTATTTATTCTTGTTATTTTATTATCTTATGCGTCTGCCTTTGATTCGGAACTGAAAGTTCCAAAGGCAACTGGTAATAATGACCCTCTCATAGATGTTTATGACTCTGAGGCGTACAAAGCGTTTATGAAAGAGAACCATGACAGGGTAGAGGAGTACCTTGATTCCCGTAAAGATGTTCACCCTATAGTCAGGAAATGTTTTGGAAAGTTTTTACATTCGGAAGCTGCTTGGTTTGACATGATTGACTGGTTTACATTTTCCACCAAGGAAGGTGTTCAGTGGTATCAACTGGAGAGCAGCGAGGTTAAGGCACTGCTGAACAAACATAAGTACATAGTTGACTGGGGTAACTGTTTACAGATTTCACTTCAAGAACAATGGAAAAACAAAAAGATATTATAGGATTATTTCATTTAAATCAGTTTGGAAAAGAAATGGAGGAATATTTAGATGTCAAAACAATTAACAACCAACTTCCATTCTGATGAATTCAAATGCCCTTGCTGTGGCAAGGATGATATAGATATGAACTTTGTTATTAATCTACAGATAGCAAGAGACCATTCAGATGTCAAGTTTATCATTACAAGTGGAGTGAGATGCGAGAAACATAACAAGGAAGTTGGTGGTAAAGAAACATCAAGTCACCTAAAAGGACTTGCTTGTGATTTGGTGGCGCAAAACAGTTCTACGAGAGGACTATTGTTGAAAGCTATATATCATTCTTTTTTAAGAGTAGGAATAGGAAAAGACTTCATCCATGTGGATGATGATATGGTTAAAGCACAAAATGTTACTTGGCTTTATTAAAAAGGATATGAGATGGTGAAGAATGTTCCTTCGTAATGTGATTTTATTATATGTCTTGGTTCTTTTATCTTTTGTAATTTTATTTATAATTGGTCTAGGGATAATTAAATGGCTATAAATAAAAGTATGGCTGCTATTTATGGACTGAACAACCTATAGACTCTGATGGCACATCAAAATAGAAAAGGGAGGAGAAAACTTGGAAGTAAAAAAAGAAGAGAGATGCGGAAGCGAAGAAACAGGAAGAAGTAAGACACTACAAGATGCTGAGTTTGATACAATGCAAAGTGATGATGGTGTTAAGATAGACCTTGCCTTTATTGTATTTATTATTAAGATGATGGCTAACTTCTTTGTACTTATGGGTAAAGATAAACATAAAACTGCTAAAGTAGAACAGATGATGATAGATATGATAGTTAAATTCTTTGAAGAGAATAAAGGTAGGTCATTCTCTGAGTTTCTAACACAAGAACCAAGAAAAGAAGAAACTGCTGATAATCTGGTGTTATAATGAATCTTAAATATTGGGGATTAGTAATATGTGTGTTAATTCTATTTACTTTTGGTTTAAGAAATTCTTTCCTGAGAAAACGCGTAGCGAGGCTGATGGCAAAAGAGGAAAAGCATATACAGGCGAAGCGGAAGGAAAAGCTAAATATTGCGATTGCTCCTTTGCAAACAGAGATACAAAGGTCAAAAAAGGAAAAGCACATAACAAAAAAAGAGTACAGGATATTACAATTCCAAGAAGAAGAACTAAGAGAAAAGCTAAAAGCCGCACAAGAAAAGTACCGAAAAGCTCATGTAGATGAAATGCGTCTTAATGGAGAATTAGCCTATGCAGGAAAATAACAAGGGTTTTTGGTTAAATGTTTTAGTTGGTTTTGTTATTTTAGCATTAGCTATACTATGTGCAAAAGTTGCACTTGCTACAGAAGTAGAAGATATACAGGCAGAACTCATTACTAACCTTGAGAAACAAGTAGAGAAACAGAAAGAAATTAATACTGATAACGAAAAGATTATAGAAGGTAATAAAAAGATAATTGAGATGCAGGAGAAACATCTTGAACTTCAGAACAAAGACATTAATAGATTAATAGATGAAAAGGTTAAAGGTGGGGATGGGATAGTAGGAGAGGTTAAGAAGCAAGCTGCTATTCCTATGTTCATCTGGATATTGTTATCACTTCTATAGGAGGTATCATGGGAAAGAAAAAACAGCAACCAAATAATACTAAAAAGTCTGGAGGTAGTAGATATGGCTCATAATACTAAATCTAAAAAGCTGCAGTATAATCTATCGGCACATTTCAAGAAGCATAGTGAACATCATAATCGTGTAATGCGAAGAGAGATGGTGAAGGGTAATACAGCAGAAGATGCTCGTAAAACAGCGACAAGAAAAGTAAAAGAATGAATCCTTCTGATATGAGTGTAGAGGATATACTTGCGCTTGAACCAGATAAGCAGCAGGAAGCTCTATGTACTATCAAAAAGTGGATAAGTAATTTAGAGGATGAAGAGATAGTAAGAAAAGCTACTAATCCTTTTAAATATTTTATTCCTTCTGATGGTAATATACCACCACAGAACTTAGAGTTTTTAATGAGGCATCTAAAGGAAGAGGATATACCTCAATCATTTGATTCACAGCTTGATGCTCTTATATGTCCAGACGATATAATAGGAGTGATGGGTGGCAACCAAGGAGGAAAGACAGCATGGCTTGCAATAAGATTATATATACAAGCTACAGGACAGTTGCCAGATGCCCTTTACGGGAAATTTCCTACAGACTTACTGCCAAAGAAATTTCCTCAACGCCTAAGAGTAGTTGGCGTAGACTCAAGGCAGTTGCAGAATGCCGTACTGCGTGAGTTTAGATTATGGTGTCCACGTCAATTCCTAAAGAATGGAAAGTGGGAAAGCAGTTATTCAGCAGAGAAGAAGATACTCACTCTTTACAGGAATGATAATAGAGAATTTGCTTCATTAGAGTTTATGACTAATCAACAGGATGTAGATTCTTTCCAAGGGATTCAGTTGACAGGAGTAGGCTATGATGAAGAACCTATGGAAAAGATACGTAAAGAGAACTTGATGAGATTTGTTACGTCAGACCGAGTGTTTGAACTCTATGCCTTTACTCCTACACATGGATTATCTTGGTCTACGGAATTATTCTTTAAAGATGAAGGAGATGCTAAACTATACAAGATAGCATCTGTAACTAACAAGAAAGCTAATCTCAAAACATTAGAGAAGCTCATAGAACAAGAGACCGATTATAATAAGAAACGCATGAGGTTGTTAGGTGATTATGTTTCTCTCTCTGGTCTTGTCTATGCTAATCTCTTTAGTGAGAAGATTCATGTTAGAAAACCGTTTGAATTAAATAAAGAAGACTTTATTGTATATCGTGGGCTTGACCCTCACATGACTAAACCAACTGTAGCTGTAGAAATAGCTGTAGACAGGGAAGGATTTAAATATGTTGTTGGAACGTATAAGTCAAATCATGGAGATGACACAGAAATCATTAAGGAGCAACTGGCTAAGAGAGCGCTGGAAAGGAACTACAGGTTGGGTTGGACAAATTGTGACAAGTCTGCTGATTCTACTATACGTATTATTGGTGATTATAATGCTTATGTACTACTTGGTCGTGGTAGAAATGCCATCCCTGCTCTCTTCAAAAGTGAAAAGTTTGTGGGTTCAATAGCAGCAGGAGTTGACCTGATAAGACAAAATCTTAAAGTTGATGATAAAATAAACTTGCCAAAGCTGGTAATCTTTGATATACCAGAGAATAGAGAACTTATACATTCTATGAAAACTTTAGAACGTGACACATTTGCTAATGAGGATACTAAAGTTAAAGACGAAATAAAAGAGGGTAAACATGATGCTCATGCAGCTATGAGGTATGCACATCAGAGAGTAATGAACTGGATGCCATTTAATCAAATCATACCTGAACCAGAAGAGGTAGATGAAAACATAGGATATTAGGGAGGACACCATGCCGTTAGATGACTTTATCCTTGTTGCAAAAAGATGGAAGCATGAAGCACAAGAGTTAAGAAGAGAGTATGATGACCAATGGAGCAAGAACATTAGGAATGTTAGAGGTATCTTTGATGAAGGAGAAACAGAGAAATCAAAAGTTAGAGGAAGAAGTAAATTATTCTACAGGAAAATATGGGCTATCTCTTGGAGAATACTTGCGTCATTCTACCAGATATTCCTGCGAGACCCCGAAAACTTTAAGATTGTCGGTAGAGATGCACAAAACGATACGTTGAGTTCTAAGGTGTTACACTTCATTACTAAGTGGCGCTATGAACAGATGATGAGAGTAGATAGTTTATTTACTCAATTCATGTGGGCGTTTCAGGATATTATTAATCTTGGATTTTGTGTGGGTAAATTCAGATGGGTATTAAATGAATATGAGGATAAACCTGAATTTGTGTTATATCCACCTGAACAAGTCTGGCATGATATGACTACTGCTGTTAAAGAGAAAAAGAAATACATCATATTTGAGAACTGGTCTACTAAAGATGAACTAATGCAGTTAGGGTATGATGAAAGTAAAATAGATAAACTTGAACCACAGAACCCTGAAACTAATCTTGTAAGACAAACAAGGTTTCAGAATCAAAAAGACCCTTTACAGAATCCAGGCGAGAACGAATATCCACTTGGCGGTAAACATCAAGAAGCTAATAAGAATGAAGTTATAAAAGCAGAGGATAGGTTTGTATGGTTTGAGGTATTCTATAAAGAGGCTGGTAAGTGCTTCTTTGCTTCTTACTCTGGTGATGAAATATTAAGAGAACCAGAAGAGTCTGTATATGGAAGACGTTACCCTGTAGTTATGGGTCAATGTTTAACTCTATCCCATAAGGCTATGGGTGAGGGTTTTCCAGAGCCGCTTGAAGATGTACAAGCGTCTATCAATGCACACCTTAATCAGAGAAAAGATAATGTATCTTTGGCTTTAAACGGCAGAACCATTGTATCACGATTTGCGAATGTTGACTTAATGTCTTTGACACGCTCCAGAGCAGGTGGTGTTACATTGGCAGATGATGTGTCAGGTGTGATTGATAGACCTTTTAATAATGTAACACAGTCAGCTTATGCAGAATCAGCAGCAGATGATATTATGATGCAAGAGATGTCTGGTGTTACGCCACAAAAGCAAGGGCAGGGAGAGGAAATAAAAGCCACCGTAGCACAAATTAATTTAGCAGAGTCCAATGCGAAGATAGATTTGTTTGCTGCTATCGTGAAAGAGACATTTCTAATGGACTTCTTTTCTACACTTGCCTCACTTATACAGCAGTTTGAAACTAATGAAACTGTATTTCGTGTAGCTAATGAAAACTTTAGAGAGAAAGGTGAGTTTGCTAACTCTGATTTAGATATATTTGATTTAGGAGATGAAGTAGATTTACAACTTAATGTAGGGTTAGGTGCTGTAGGAAGACAGTTTGAGATAGAACAGAATATGTTAGCTATGGATAGAGCTAATATGTCTAACCAAGCTATGATAGGATTGTTACAGTCTGGTGCTATCCCTCAATCAGAGGTTAGGTTAGTAGATACAACAAAGTTCTTTGAAGAAATACTACCAAAGTTAGGTCATAAGAATGTACAAGACTTCTTCTTTAATGTAGCACCAGCACCACCTCAACAGCAAGGTGGGTTAGACCCATCATTAGCAGGAGCAGGACAACCTGTAGTTGGTGGAGCAGGTGGTGAACAAGCAGGGAGGTTTGGTTTACAATAATGGAAATAGATGATTTAAACCAAGAAGACTTAATAGAGAAATTAGGTAAGTTTGAGGATTTAGTAAAGTTACAGAATCAACCAGAGTTTGATACATTATTGTTTTACTTTCGTGTGGTAGCTGATAGAGCTTTAAAAGAACTGGTTTTAAAAGAAGGGTTGTCTCAAGAGAAACAAGCGGAGTTAAAAGCTATTATCAAGGTGTGTAAGTATGAATTTGAAGCTCTACCATCATGGTTAAAGAATCAAGCGTTACTTGCAAAACAAGAGTTAGATTTTAGAAGAGAGCATGGAGTTCTTGAATTAGAAAATAAAACTTGACAATATTATGCAAGTAGGTAGAATAATATTTAATCGGTATCCTGAACCGTTATCAGGAACGTCAAGCGAAACACTTGTAAAACTACTAAAGGAGGCTTTATGCCGAAGAAGAAACAAGAAACACCAACGGAGACCTCAACCGAAACAGAGGAAATAGCAACAACCAAGGATAACACAGTAGTTCCAGAGACTCCTGCTGAAAGTGGAGAAACAGGTGGTTTAT